TCAGACCCGGCGCTGCTGCCCGGCCGGAACGCGCGAGCCGTCGGGCGTGATCTGGCTGCCGTCGCTCGCGTCGTAATTGCGGAAGCGCAGCACCTCGACCCCGAACCATTCGTTCATGCGGAGCATGCGCTGCATGATCGGCACGATCTCGAGCTCGAAGAACGCATCGAGCGCCTCGCTCACCTTCCCGAACCCGGCCGAGTTCTGCGGAATGATCCCGATCAGCTGGGGGGGCACCCGGTGCGCGGCCAGCAGATCATCGCGGCTCACGTTCTTCACGTTGAGGAACTCGTCCTTGGCCGCCACGTCGGCGATCGGGTGAATCTGAACCCCGTCCTTCTTGCCGCCCGGGGTGTAGAGGAACAGGTTCTTGAAGTTGCCGACGCCCTTGGCCGACTTGAACTTCTCGACCAGCGCGTCGACCATTGCCTGGTCGACCAGCGTGTCGCTGACATGGAAGACAAAGCCTGCATGCGCGCCGTTGAGGTAGTAACGGCGGCGGAACAGGGTGGCGTTCTCGTTCAGCAGGCCCGACTGCAGGGCCGAGAGCCATTCGGGCATGCCGTAGATCTCCTGCGCCACGTCGGGCTGCTGCAGGTGGAAGACGGTCCCGGGCTCGAAGGCATGATCGGGCTCGACCCCGTTCTCGACAAACCAGAACTGGTCGGGATTGATCCCCCGCCGGGTGTGGCGCGCCGGAGTAAACGCCGCCTGCATCAGGCCGCCCGCGAGGTTAGGCACCCGTTCGAGATAGCCGTTACCCATCTGCAGGAAGTCGAGCGCGAACCGCTCGAAGTCGTCCTTCCCCAGCCAGCGGCTCGCGACCTGGTGCGACACCAGCAGGTTCGTCTTCAGCGCGATCGCGCTGCGATGGTGAGGCGACATGTTGAACACCTGGGCGAGCCGGACCATCGGCAGCGGCGGATGGTACCAGTTCGTCGTGCGCCACAGCTCGAAGTACTGGGGCAGCTCGCGCCGGTCGATCACGCTCTCGGGCTCGCCGAAGCTGAAGACCTCGATCTCCTGCCGCGCGGGTAGATTGGTGCTTGCTTCACTCATGGCGTCTTTTCTTCCTACCTCTTCGATACTTGAGGAAAGCAGTCCTCACTCTGAAACGACGACAAAACCCGCGCCGGCCCCGGTGGCGAGCGCTTCAACGTCGAGCGGTTCGTTCGAAAATGCGTGCATGCAGGCCCAGGCGATGTCGGCATGGCCGATCACCCCGTTGCGCGGGCTGGTGTAAGTGACCCCTTTGCCGCTGGGGGTCAGGGTCGGCTTGATCGCCATGAAAGCCTGCAGCACGTCGGTCCAGCCCTGGTCGAATTCGACCCGGCCCGACCGGAACAGGTTCTGTGCCTTGATCACCATCGCGGCCTTGCTGGCGAGCGAATACTCGATCTTGCGCGCTTGCGGGAACCAGCGCTTCACCAGCTCGAACACTGCCTGCCCATGGCCGCCGGTCACGTCGATCGCGATGTCGGTGACGTTATAGACCTTGGCGAGCGCGCGGATCCGGTCGGCCTGCCCCTGATAGTCGAGCCCGTTGAGCTTGTATTTGTCGAGGATCCGGAACTTGCCGACGCCCGGCCGATCGGGCGGCGCGATGATCGCGAGCGCGGCATCGTCGCGGCCCTGCTTGTTCGGATCGTATCCCAGCCACACCGGCTTGTCGGCGAAGGGGCGCAGGCCCGGCACCTCGACATGGGCGGGGTGGAAGTCGCGCCAGCTGTAGAAACTGTCGACCATCGCCGGGCGCAGCATCGCCCAGGGGAAGCTCGACGCCGCATCGTCGACGAACTCGCACTCGTAGAGGTTGCGGAATTCGTCCTCGCTGCTCTCGATCCGCAGCTCGTCGACATCGATCAGCCCGCCCATGCCGGCGGCGATCGCATCGTGCACGGTGACGATCTGGCACCAGCTGCCGTCCGGCAGGATCGCCCCGGCCTTGAGCGCCTTGTGCGAAAGGTCGAAGAACTGCTGCTGGTTCTTGGGGCGGCCGCGGTTCCATTCCTCGCCCGACCAGAAGGCATGGGCCTCGTGCGTCTTGGTCGACGGGGTCGAAAAATAGGTGCGCTTGTAGATCGTGTGCGTCGCCATCGCCGCGGCGACCTTGCGCAGCTGGGCGAAGCCGACGGTCCAGAAGAACTCGTCGAAGTAGAAATCGCCGCTCTCGCCCTGGGCGGTGTTGGAGTTGGTCGAGAGCGGGTAGAGCCCGACCGGATCAAGGGCGAGCGCCTCGCCTTCCTCGTCGACCAGCCCGGACAGGTCGAGCATGATCGGATCGCCCTTGAGGTCGACCCCGGTCACCCGTTTGACCCAGCCCACGATCTCGCGCCGGAACTTCATCGCCTGGCGCTTGCTGGCGGAGAGGAAGATCTGGTTGCGCGGCTGCTCGCCGGCGAGCACCGCCGCGGCGATCTTGGCCACCGCCTCGCGGGCGAAATACCAGGTCGCGCCGATCTGGCGGCTCTTCAGGATTTTGCGGGTGCGATGGTCGCGCTGATCCCACCATGCGCGCTGGTGGCCGAAGTTCTTCTCATGGAAATCGTCGAGCAGCGCCTGCCACTGCTCGCGGGAGAGCTGGTTCTTGCGCTTCTCCTCGCGCTTGGCCTTGGCCGCATCGTCATTACGGCGGGCGATGTTCGGATTGAGATCGCCCTCTTTGCCGGTCTCCTCGAATTTGCGGATCCGGGCAGCGCGCTCCATCTGGCGCATCAGGAAATCGACCCGCTTCATGTCCCCTTCGGTGAAGGGCTCCTTGTCGAGCAGGGTCGCGATCTTGGCCTCGAGGCGATCCTCGACCACGTCGACCGGGGCAGCGCTCGCCCACTTGTCGCGGCGCTTCCAGCTGCCGATCGTCTGGTAGGGAATGCCGTACTCTGCGCTGATCTGGGCGACCGTCCAGCCCCGCCAGTAGAGCGAGCGCGCCATGCGCCGCATCGCCGTCCACGCCTCGCGGCCCGGATTCTCGGCGGCGCTCACGTCCTCGGCTGCGGGCGGGTTCGGCAGGTGCATGGCCTTGCCATGCACCCCGCGCATGGGGAGCGCGCCAGAAGCTTGGGTGGTGGAACGCGCATTCACCCGCGCCCGGCGTTGCATGAAGCCCCCCGGGCGGGGCCTTAGTGCCTCCAACGTCCCGAGCACACAGCTGGAGCCTTTGCCCCATGAAGACCAAGCGTTTCCTCCTCGCCACGTCCGGCATGACCGTGGACGGCCGCACGATCGACCCCGAGCACCTGCGCCAGATGGCGGAGAGCTACGACCCCAAGGTCTACAGCGCCCGGCTCAATATCGAACACATCCGCGGCATCAGCGGCGAAGGCCCGTTCCGCGCCTATGGCGACGTGCTCAGCCTCGAAACCGAGGAAATCACCGTCAACTTCAACGGCAAGCCCGAGCAGCGCACCGCGCTTTATGGCGTGTTCGATGTCACCGAAGACGCCCAGGCGCTGAACCAGGCGGGCCAGAAGCTCTATCCCTCGATCGAGATCCATCCCGACTTCGCCGGGAAGGGCTATGCCTACCTGATGGGCTGCGCGCTGACCGACAGCCCGGCCTCGATCGCGACCGAGCGCCTGCAGTTCGCCAGCCAGCTCAGCGCCGCGGTGCCCAATCTCATCAAGCTCTCGCGAGAGGAAAAGGGCGATGCCGCCCTGCTCGAGTTCGATGTCGAGACCACGCCCGAAAGCACCGGCCTGCTGACCGGCCTCAAGGGCATTCTCGATGGCTTCGCCGATCGCTTCGCCCCCAAGGCGCCCGAGCCTGCGGCGCCCGCCACCGGCAATCCGCCCGCCGATCCGGCCCCGCAGGTCTTCACCGCGGACGATCTGCGGACCGTGATGACCGAACTGGCAACCTCGATCAGCACCGAGATCACCGCGCTGCGGACCGAGACCCGCCAGAGCGTCGATGCGCTCGAGGTCAAGTTCACCAAGCTCGAGCAGGGTGTCGAGACCACGCCGCCCGCCACCTATCGCCAGCGCCCCGAAAGCGCCGGTTCGAACGGCAAGTACACCAAGACCGACTGCTGATCTCGCCGCCCTTCGGGGCACGTCCAACCACCCCATCCCGGCCCCGCTTACACCAACAAGGATCAGGCCCATGCGCAACGAAACCCGCGCTCTCTTCAATGCCTACGTGTCGCAGATCGCGCTTCTGAACCACGTGCCGGCCGAGGACGTGACCAAGAAGTTCAGCGTCGACCCGGTGGTCGAACAGCGGCTCGAGGATCGCATCCGCGATTCGAGCGAGTTCCTGATGGCGATCAACATGATCCCCGTCACCCAGCAGAAGGGCCAGAAGCTCGGCGTCGGCGCAGGCCGCCGCATCGCCGGCCGGGTCGACACCTCGGGCGGCGCGCGCCGCAACCCGGCCGCGATCGGCAACAACAACCTCAAGCACCAGTACACCTGCGAGAAGACCAACTTCGACTGGTCGCGCCGCTACGAGCTGCTCGATGCCTGGCGCCACCGCCCGGACTTCGAGGCGCTGATCCGCGACGACATCGTGCACCAGCAGGCGCTCGACCGGATCTGCATCGGCTTCCACGGCACCAGCGTGGCCGCCGACACCGACATCGTCGCCAACCCCAACCTCGAGGACGTCAACGAAGGCTGGCTGCACCACATCCGCACCGATGCCCCGGCCCAGGTGATGGACGACGGGTCGCTCACCGTCCTTTCGACCGGAGCGAACAACGCCGCGCTCAAGGCGATCTACGTCAAGGCGGGCGCGGTGCTCTACGATCCCAGCCTCGACAACGCGGTCGACGCGGAGGCCGACTATTCGTCGCTCGACGCGCTGGTGCTCGATGCCAAGCGGTTGATCCACGAAAGCCACCGCGGCGACAATGACCTGGTGGTGATCGTCGGCCACGATCTGGTCGACGACAAGTACTTCAACATCGCCCAGAAGACCGGGGCGACCGCGACCGAAGTCGAAGCCACCGATCGCATCATCCGCTCGACCAAGATGCTCGGCGGGCTCGAGGCGATGCGGGTGAGCGGCTTCCCGGCCAATGCGCTGCTGATCACCAAGCTCAGCAACCTGTCGATCTACTGGCAGGAAGAAACCCGCCGCCGCCAGCTGGTCGACGAACCCCAGTTCGACCGGGTCGCCAACTATGAATCGGTGAACGAAGCCTACGTGGTCGAGGAATACGAGATCGCCGCGCTGGTGGAGAACATCGTCATGGGTGAAGCGCCGGCACGTCCGGCGCCGTAACGGGATAACCCCCGAGGGGCTTTGAAGGCGGCGGCTGACATCCGGGTCGGCACCGCTGGAGCCAGCAGCCAGTGGGAAGAGCAGCGGATTGGAAGCCGCAGCCCGGTTCCCACCCCCCGCCGCCGGATCGAGCGGGGATTTCACAGGGAGACACACATGTCCTTCAGCCCCGCCCTTCGCCATCGCCAGCGCAAGCTCGCCACGCTTGCCGGCGCGACCGCGCCTTCGGCCCCCGCTGCCGCCGCGCCCGATCCCGCCAGCGAGGCTGGGCAGGAATATGCGGTGCTGCGCGCAGTGCTTCACGACAACCTGCGCAAACTGCAGGACATCGAAAGCCACGAGGCGCGCATCCCGGTGAAGCGCGAGTTCATGGCCCACTTCGCCGACTGGATCGAAGGCGTGATCGCCGCCGACAAGCCGGTGCAGGACGAAGTGCTGCTGACCTGCATGGTCTGGTCGATCGACTGCGGCGACTTCGCCGAGGCGCTCGCGATGGGACGCTTCGCGCTGAAGCACGGCCTCGCGATGCCCGAGCGCTACAACCGCTCGGTCGCCTGCTTCCTGCGCGAGGACATCGCGGAGGCCGCGCTCAAGGATCCCGCCAGCGTCTCGCACGAGCATCTGGTCGAGCTCGACCAGCTCACCCGCGATGCCGACATGCCGGACCAGGCCAAGGCCAAGCTCGACAAGGCGCTCGGCCGAAGCTGGCTGGCGAAGGCGGAAGACTTCGACCCCAGCGACGAGACCGGCCCGGCCGGCGGCGCAGCGGGTTTTGCGCAGGCGGGCTTTGATCACCTCCATCGCGCGCTCAAGCTCAACGACAAGGCCGGAGTGAAGAAGGACATCGAGCGCGCGGAGAAGCTGCTGCGCGATCTGGCTCCGAAGGACGGAGCCTGACCGGACGCCCCACGGCGCCGGGGAGGGCGGACAGGACGGCAGCGGATATTCCCCCCAGCTGCCGATCCCGTCCCCACCCTCCCCACATCTTGAACGCGCTACCGCTTCGCTACTTCAGCGCGGCGAGCGCCCGAACCGAAGGGAGGTGATCATGTCCGCCGTGTGCAAGGATGAGGACCTCTCGCGATGACCGGCCTCACCGCACCCCCCGACAATTTCGCGCCCGAAGGCATTGCGATCGAGGCCGATGGCTGGTTCCCCGCGATCGGCACCGAACAGGTCCGCGCCGCGATCCGGCTCGGCGAGGGCGCGGTGACCGAGGCGCGTCTGATCCAGGCAATCGAAGGCGGGATCCTGTCCGGGCTTCGTTCGCTGTCCGATTGGCGCAAGGCCCGCGCACTCGAAGGCGCCACGGCTCTCGCCGCTGTCACCACCGACCAGATCAACGGCAAGAACAAGGCCGAGCTGATCTGGCAGCGCATCGTCACCTTCTACGCCGCGGCCGAGCTCGCCGACATGCACATCGATGTCAGCGCTACCGACGAAGCGATCGACCGCAACGAGGAAAAGCGCGACAGCGCCGGGATCTACCGCACCAAGGCTTACGACGCGGTCGCCGATCTGCGCGCGATCGGCGCGGAAGATGACGACGCAAAAGCGCGCGCGGTCCGCAACCGGGTGGAGTTGATCTGAGATGATCGCGGTCGCGCAGCAGGGGGAGACGCTCGACGCGGTATGCTGGCGCGTGCTCGGTCAGACTGCGGGAGTGAGCGAACAGGCCTATGATCTCAACCCCGGCCTTGCCGCGCTGGGCCCGGTGCTGCCGGGCGGCACCCGGATCGTGCTGCCCGATCTGGTCGCCACCACCGCCCCGGTGCGGCGCGAAACCGTGAAGCTGTGGGATTAGTTCGATGCGGAAAAGTCAGTCCCTGCGCAAGGCGCTCGAAGCCGCGCTGCCGGAGCTGCGCAAGGAACCCGAGCGACTGAAGCTATGGGTCGAGAACGGCGCCGTGCGGGCGCGCGGCACCGCCAGTCATGGCTTTGCCCTGCAATATCCGCTGTCGGTCCTGATCGAGCAGGCCAGCACCGACATCGCGATCATCGCGCTGGCGATCACCCGCTGGCTGCGCGTCAACCAGCCCGATCTGCTCGCGCCCAATGGCGACAGCTTCCAGTTCGAGACCGATATTCTCGACCTCACCACTGCCGACATCCTGTTCACCATCAACCTGACCGAAAACATCACGGTCGAACCGCAGCAGGACGGCAGCTGGCAGGTGACCTACCTGCAGGAGCCCGATCCGCTGTTTGACGATGGCACCGCCTTCGCCGGCCTCGATCCGATCCCGGACCTGGTCGAAGTGCAGCTGACCGATACCGATGGCTGATTATGATTCGGAGGCGCTGGCGGCGCTCGATGAGTGGTTCGGCCAGGTGCTCGAAGGGCTTTCGCCCGCCAAGCGCAAGCGCGCGGCGATGAAGCTGGGGCAGGCGCTCCGCCGATCGAATCTCGATCGCATCCGCCGCAATGTCGAACCCGGCGGCGCGCCCATGGAAAAGCGCAAGAGCCGCCTCGATGCCCGTGGGCGGGTCAGGGGCAGGGTCGGGGGCAAGATGTTCCGCAAGCTGCGCTATGCCCGGATGTGGAAGGTCAAGGCGCAGCCCGACAGCGTCGAGATCAGTCTGGCGAAAGGCGACAATGTCGCCGCCACGCACCACTTCGGCCTGCGCGGTTTCGTCGGCCGCTCGCCGGATGGCTCCAAAGTTTTCACCCGCTACCCGGAGCGGCGGCTGCTCGGCTTTGACGATGCCGATCGCGACGCCGTGCTCGACATCGTCGCCGAGCTGATCGACCGCTAGGGGTCAAAGCCGCTTTCACCTGTCCGCGCCCTTCCAATCGCGCGCGCGTGGCAGGCAGTTGGCGGCATGGCTCTCCCGCTCAACTCGACCAGCGCCAGCTCGACCGCGATCGACCTTTCGCGCCTGCCGCCGCCGGACGTGGTCGAGGCGCTCGACTTCGAGACCATCTATGCCCGTCGCCGCGCCGATTTCCTCGCGCGCTATCCCGAGTTCACCGCCTTCGTCGAGAGCGACCCGGCGATCAAGCTGCTCGAGACCGGCGCCTGGGCCGAGCTGGTGCTGCGCCAGCGCATCAACGATGCGGCGCGCAGCCTGCTGGTCGCTTACGCGCGCGGCGGGAACCTCGATCACCTGGCAGCGCTGTTCGGCGTGCTGCGGCAGGAAATCACGCCCGCCAACCCGGCGACCGGCGCTGCCGCGATCATGGAAAGCGACGAGGACCTGCGCCGCCGGGTGCTGCTTGCCCCGGATTCCTACTCGGTGGCGGGGCCTGCCAGCGCCTATGTCTTCCACGCCCTGTCGGCCGATGCCGACGTGCTCGATGCCTCGGCGGTGAGCCCGCGCCCCGGCGAGGTCACCGTCTCGATCCTCTCGCGCAACGGCGACGGCACGGCTTCGCCCGAGCTGGTCGCCGCAGTGCGCGATCTGCTCGCAGGGGATGAAGTCCGTCCGCTCACCGACCGCGTCACGGTGCAATCGGCCGAACTGCTGCCCTTCGATATCACCGCCCAGCTGGTGCTTTACCCCGGCCCCGATGCGCAGCTGATCCTCGACACCGCCACCGCCGCGCTCGACCAGCTGCTCGCCACCAATCGCCGCCTGGGACGCAACATTGCCCGGTCGGCTATCATCGCCGCGCTGCATGTCGGCGGGGTGCAGAACGTCAACCTCGTCGAGCCGGTGGCCGATGTCTTCGTCGAGCAGACACAGGTGGGCAGCGTCGGCGCGATCGACGTCACCATCGCGGGCTTCGACGAATGAACCTGCTGCCGCCCAACAGCTCGGCGTTCGAGCGTGCGTTCGACGCGCTGGAAGCGGATACGCTCGCCGCTATGCCGGTGCCGGTGGGCGATGTCTGGTCGCCCGAGAACTGCCCGGCGGCGCTGCTTCCCTGGCTGGGCTGGGGCCTGTCGATCGACATTTGGGACAGCGACTGGACCGAGAGTCAGAAGCGCGCGGCGATCGCCGGCGCGATCGATGACCAGCGCCGCAAGGGCACCCGGGCGGCACTGCGCCGCGCGCTCGACCGGATCGACCCGCTGATCGACATCACCGAATGGTTCGAGGATCCCGCCAACCTCGAACCCTACACCTTCCGGCTCGACCTGCCCGATCGCAACACCAGCGCCATCGACTACAATGAAGAGACGATCTCCGTCCTGCTGCGCGACATTGCCGTGGTGAAGCCGCTGCGCGCCCACGTGATCGCGTCCTACCGGATCTATGCCCAGGGCCAGATCGGGCTGGTGAGCGCGGTCATCTGGGGCGGGATCGGCCGGATCGAGTGCGCTGCCGACACCGCAGCCGCCGGCGATCCGGTGTGGGCAACCTACCTCCAGACCGAAAACGGCGAGCCGCTTCAGGATGAAGCCGGCCAGTTCCTGATCGCAGCATGAAGGCCCGCGCATGAGCTTTACCCTGACCATCACCACCGCCGGCCTCGATGCGCTGGTCGACGCGCAGAACGGGGTGACCGGGGCGATCGAGATCACCGAGGTCGGCTTTTCCGATCAGGAGGTGACCCTCGCCCCGACGCTGACCGCGCTGCCCGGCGAGTTCAAGCGAATCGGGGCGATCTCCGGCACGGCGGTGAGCGAAACCGTGATCCACATGACCGCGCAGGATTCCTCGGCCGACATCTACGACCTGCGCAGCTTCGGCCTGTATCTTGCGGACGGCACGCTGTTCGCTGCCTATGGTCAGGCTGACCCCATCATCAGCAAGGCCGCGGTGCTCAACCTCCAGCTAGCCTTCGATGTTGCCTTCCAGGACGCGGTTGCCGGCGACATCACCTTCGGCGACGCCACCTTCCTTTTCCCGCCCGCAACAGAAACCGTGAAGGGCGTGGCCGAGATCGCCACCCAGGCCGAGGTCGACGCCGGAGCCGACGACGAACGTATCGTCACCCCGCTCAAGCTCGAGACCCGGCTCGCCGATGCCTTTGGAGCCATCGTCAGCGCGACCGAAGAGGTCGAGGGCGTGGCCGAGCTTGCGACCCAAGCCGAGGTCGACGCCGGCACCGACGATCTTCGGATAGTGACCCCGCTCAAGCTCGCCCAGCGGCTCGCGCCGATCATTCAGGACATCCTCGACGAAGAGACCGCGCGCATCGCAGCGATCGCCGCCGAGGCCGCCGCCCGGGCGAACGGAGATACCACGCTCGGCAACAGCCTATCGGCGCTGACCGCGCGGACGATCACCGGCGCGGGGCTGGCGAGCGGCGGCGGGTCGCTCGCGGCGAACCGGGTGATCACGGTCGCGGCGGCCAGCATCGCGCAGCTGCTCGCGGGCACGGCCAGCAATGTCGCGCTCACGCCCGGCGTTCTGGGGCCGATCGTCAAGAGCTTCGGGCAGAACGGCTACATCGCGCTGGCGCTGGGCGATCCCGCGGACGCCCTGTGCATCCAGTGGGGCCGCTTCACCGCGAACAGCAACACCAGCACTTCGGTCACCTTCCCGGTCGCTTTCAAGCAGTGCTGGGCGGCGGTGACCGACGGGACCAGCGACACCAACACCAACGCGCAGGACAACTATCCTGCGATCCGCACCAACACCATCACCGCCACCGGCTTCCAGGTCTTCAGCGCCAACCAGAACGCGGACGCAATGGCCTATCTCGCAATCGGGAGCATCGACCTGTCATGAGTGTGTTCTTCGCCATGATCGGCGCCGGCGACGATCGCCGCCCGGCCTTCTTCCTGACCCGCAAGGCCGCGCCCGAGGGCGCTGTCGAAATCGGCGATGCGCGCCATGGCGAGCTGATCGAGGCGCTGGGAGAGGGCCGCGCGATCGATGTCGACGCGCGCGGCCGGCCCGTGCTGGTGCGCAGGCAGCGCCCGGCAGCCGAGGAACTGCGCGCCGGGCTGCGCGCCGCGATCCGGCGCGAGGCTGCGCAGCGCATCCGCGCGGTGAGCCCGGAATGGCAGCAGCTCAACGATCTGCGCACTCCCAGCGATGCCGGCGCGGTGCGCTTCGCCCGGATCGACGCGATCCGCGCCGCATCGAACGCGATCGAGGATCTGGCGAGCGGCCTGCCCGTGGCAGATCTCGCCGCCTTCCCGATCGCCACCCACACCCTCTGGCCGGAGTTCGACTGATGCCGAAGGTTTCAGACTTACCCAACGCCGCCGCACTTACGGGCAGCGAAATTCTTCCCCTGGTCCAGCAGGGCGAAGCGAAACAGGTCCGCGCCAGCGACCTGGGCGCAGGGGCAAACGCGCGCATCGACCAGGTGGAAGCCGAAACCCTTGCCGGCGTTTCCGCGCTGGCGCTGGCTTCGCATTTCAATCGCGAAGTCCTGACCCTGCGCGCCCAGCTGGCGGCGCTGAAGCGCGGCGCGCTTCCAGCGGTCGCGCTGGCCGCGCGCATCCGCAATTCGGGCTGGGTCATGGAAATCGATGTCGCCGAAGCCGACGCCGGCGGCACCTTCGACCCGTCGAAGCTGTCGTTGACCCTGTTCGACAAGGGCTTCGACGAATTCGGTCGCCCTATCGTCCGCCCGCGCGTCCTGGAAGTGACCGAAGCCCTGCGCCTGCCATCGCCGAACCAGGCGGAAGGCTATGAAACCATCGCCGCCGGCGTCGCGACCTGGCGCCTTTCGCTGTCCAAACAGGCCTTCGCCAAGGCGAAGCGGAACGCGAACGGGCAGACCGGTAATTCGGGCTTCGACCCTTGGCTGACCCTCGCAGCGGGCTGGTATAACGTCGGCGGGCAGGACGCTCCTGACCAGGACGGCGTGACGACCATCAACAATTCGACCGAAGCCTACCCGAAGATGGCCTTGCGGAACCTTCTGCCGCCCTATCGGCTGCTGGGGCAGACCGCCAAGTTCGAGGTGACCGGCGAGACGGTTCACGCTGCCGAAGGTCGTACCTTCGCCGCCATGCGATGCGATCTTGTCGGCCAGACCAGCGGCGTGGTTCGTTCAAAGACCGTCGCCGAGATGATCGAAGCCGACGCGATGCCCAAGCTGACGAATGCGATCCCCGCGTTCCAGGCGGCCTTCGGTCCCGAAGACATGACCGCCTTCACTCAGGGCGAGGAAGTTCGCGAACGCTGGCGGGGCTATCCGTGGATCGGCGATGCGCCGATCGACAGCGACGATGGTGACGCATCTCTGGGAGAGTTCGCGACGCACACGCACTTTGCCGACCATGCCGGGACGTTTCCTAGGGTCTATGCCGTGGTGAACGCTACCGCGGGCAATGATGGCACCGGGGCGGCTTCGACAGAAAGCGAGGGTGCAGCCGCCGCCACGCCTTTCGCCACGGACAAGGCTGCGCTGCTGGCCGCATGGCAATTGAACGTTTCGGCGCATGGCCGGAACAATCAGTCGGGCATCGAAATCTGCTTCAGCGACGAGACGCACACCCTTTCGCTGCTGAAGTCGGTCTTCGGTGACCCGCCGGCGAACTTCGGCGCGGAGGATGTCCCGGTCGCGGGCAGCTGGTGCGTCTATCGCCCGGTCACCGGCGCGACGAACTGCATCTTGCAGCGCGCTGCGGCGGCGCGCACCGTCCCGCGCCGGACGGTCCTTCGCGGCTTCGCCGGGCTCGACCTTGTCGGTGTCACCAGCGGAACGCCGATCTTCATTGATGGCGGCGAGGCGAATGACGGCTCTTACGGGCAGGAAATCTGGATCGACAACTCGCCCTTCATCGATGCCCAGGGCGCGGCCAGCACGGCGTGCGGCCTCTATCGCTGTGGCAAGGTATGGATGACCGGGTGCGACCAACCGGAAGTGGGCGTCAGCGGCTTCGCGTTCGGCAACGTCAGGCAAAACTACATGCTGGTGCGTGATACCGATTGCGCTGGTCGCCACCCGCCTTTCGGCTTCTGTTACGCCGGCGTGCATGTGGGCTGGGCCTTCAACTTTGGGGAGGAGCGGGGGCCGACGCTCAGCAACATCCTGCCGATCGACAACATCATGCTGGCAGGCGTCTCTCTGGTCCATACCAGCACGACCGGGCCGGGAATGCGGGTCGGGCACCAGATGCCCATCACCGCCTACGGCGTCCTCAACCTTCGGATCGAAAGCTACGGAACGTCGCAGGGGGCAGTGCAGATTTCCGCCGATGGCGCGAACATCAACAGCAGCAACTTCTTCGCCGACTATGTCACCGTAGCCGGGAACCGGGTGAATATCGGTTACGAAGACACCTTCACGATGGTCGATAATGGCGATCCCGAGCAGCAGCTGAAGAAGCTGCTGATCTTCCGTCGCTCGATTCTTGGCGCGCTCAACACCAAGGTAGACACCTTCCAGAACAACGGCGCGCGCATCCACACATGGAACGTTGCCTATCGGGTCGGTTGGGAATTTATCCGCCTGACCCAGGCCGACAGCACGATTTCGCTGCCCTCCAACCCCGGCAAGAGCGAGCCGGGGGCCGGTCACTGGATCGGCGAGGCGTGGCCTTCGACGATGATTTTCGTCGGCCCGGACGCGCGCGCCCAGTTCGAAAACTACCAGGCCAACCACCAGAACCCGGCAGTAGTAGGCGTCGGCGGCGGCGACTACACGCCCGCCGCCGGTTCGGTCTTCCTTGGCGTCATCCCCGCCGACGATGAAGCCTGCCCGATTGATCTGGTCGGGAACCAGCGCAGCGGCGCGGTCGGCGCACTTGAGCGCGCAGCATGAGCGCTCGCGGCGAAACCGCAGCTGTAAAGATCGCACGGCTCGAAGCGACGGTGCATGCGCAGTCGATCGAGATCCGCGATCTGAAGGCGGCGTTCGCCACGGCCAGCGAAGCCAATTCGGTTGCCCTCACCGCGCTCGCGCAGGAGCTCAAGAACCTCACTCTGCAAACCCAGCCCGCGCTGCTCGCGCATGCCAAGCTGCTCGAGCTGATCGCCGAGAGTGAGCGGGAAAAGGGGATGGTCGCGCTCGGCAAGATGGTGGTGGGCGGGGGCGCGTTCTCGGTGATCGGCGCCGCGCTCTACGGCATCTGGGAATTCTTCGCCAAAGGGGGCGGATCGTGACGTTCCACTTCGAAACCTTCATCGCCGAGCTGCGCCGGCGGCGCGGCAGCATCCCGCAGGATCTCTACGATGATCTCGTGCCCGCGCTCGAGGTCGCGCTGCGCGGCCCTGCAGCCGCCGATGACAGCCCGCGCGCGCCACGCCCGCCTTGGCTTGACGAGGCCTATCGCCTGATCGGCCAGCGCGAGATTCCGGGACCGCGACACAACAGCTGGATCGCGAGCAGCTGGGCGCGGCTCGGCGCGGGCTGGTTCAACGATGACGAAACACCCTGGTGCGGCCTCTTCGCCGCCCACTGCATTCAGGCAGCGGGCCTGCCGTTCCCCAAAATGTTCCCCCGCGCCAAGGCCTGGGCGGACTGGGGCAAGCCGTGCCCGGCGACCGTGGGCGCGGTGGTGGTGTTCGGGCGGCAGGGCGGCGGCCACGTCGGCTTCCTGGTTGGCGAGAGCGCCAGCAACTTCTACGTGCTGGGCGGCAACCAGTCGAACGCGGTCAACATCATGCCGATTGCCAAGAGCCGCATGGTGCCCGGCGGCATCCGCTGGCCTTCCCAGCTGGGCCTGCCGGCGGCGGGTCTGCCGCGCATGGCGGGAGGCGTGATCTCCACGAACGAGGCATGAGACCGTCGTTCAAGGCTCCTGACGTGATGCGCGGCCTGTTGGCGCTGCTGCTCATCGGTGCCTTCGAGCTGGCGCTGTTCTGGCTGTTCCAGTTCGAGGTGCCGCAGACCAATCGCGACCTCGTCGTCTTCATGCTCGGCCAGCTGTCGGGCTTCACCGGTGCGGCGGTCGCCTACTATCTCGGCACCTCCAAGAGCTCGAGCGACAAGGACAAGCACCTGTTCCTTCCGCCGTCCTCTCCGGCGACGGCGCAGCAGGAGTTTGAACCCGACCCTTTGGACCCGTCGGCAGCGGAGACCCGCCGCCGCCCTTTCGACCTGTGAGGAACGCCATGCTCGACCGTCTCAAGGGCCTCGGCCCCATCGCCTGGATCATCGGAAACTGGCAGCTGGTTCTCGCGATCGCCGGCGGGGCGGTGCTGGTGCTGGCCGGAACCTACTTCCTCGGCCGATCGCACGGCTATGACAGCTGCGAGGCCGAGCAGCTCGAAACCATGCGCGAGGCCAAGGCGCTCGAGGACGCCAGCGAAGGCGCGGCCGCCGGCGAGCGGGAGGCCGACACCGGGACCATTGCCACCAACAAGGAGAAGCGTGATGCTGCGATCGATGCCGCGGGTGAGGAAGGTGCTGCTCCTTCCCCTTCTCGCACTGCCCTTAACTGCGAGCGCCTGCGGGCAGCCGGAGCCGATCTCGATGAGTTTCCCGCCTGTCGAGGACGTGCGGGTCAAGCCCAAGCCCCTGCCTACCGCTGAGACGTTCGAGAGCGAGGCTGCCGCCAATCGCTACGAAAGCGCGCTCGAGGCGTGGGGCGAGGAAGGTTGGGCGCGCGTCGGCCGGATCTGCCGCGACGCGGTGCGCAAGGGCGCGCCCTATCCCGAAGGCTGGTGCCCGGAGGCGCACCCGTGATCCGGCAACCGCCGCAGGAAGACATCCCGGCCGACATCGCCAGCCTGATCCGGGTCGGCACGGTGCTCGAGGTCGATCTGGCTGAGGCGCGCTGCATCGTGCGCTTCGGCGATCCCGAGGATCCCGACCCGGCACAGACCGGTCCGATCCGCTGGCTGTCCCCGCGCGCCGGGCTCACCCGGGTGTGGTCGCCCCCCAGCGTCGGCGAGCAGGTGCTGCTGCTCTGCCCCGATGGCCAGATCGGCGCGGCCGTGGCGATTACGGGAATCGTCCAGGACGCCTTCCCGCCGCTCGGCAACAGCGCGGCCGAGATGATCGAGTTCGCGGACGGGGCCAAGATCACTTACGATCCCGAGGCGCACGAGCTGCTCGCGGTGCTTCCGGCGGGCGGGACCGTGGACGTGACCGCGAGCGGCGGCATCACCCTGCGGGGGCCGGTCACGATCATCGGGGATGCGACGATCGAGGGCAATCTCGCGGTCAGCCAGACAGCGACGGCAGACGAGGACGTCATCGCTGACGGCATCAGCCTGAAGACCCACAAGCATGGGCAGGTGCAGGCGGGCAGTGCCCTGTCGGGCGAGCCGGTTTGAGGTCAGAGGTGGCAATCCCGCTCAACCAGTCCGCGATTATCCCAGTCCCGGCGGTAGATCGCGTGCCCGCGCGCCAGCATCTGGCAGGCGACATTGATCCCGTCGGCGTAGATTGCCGCGATAGTGCGGCCGTAGCGGTCCCGGCCGAGCCGCACTAGCCGCAGCTCGGCTCCTTCGACCAACAGCTCCAGCGCCCGGCGGGACGCCTGCCCGTCGCCATCGACACAGTGCCGCCCTGGTCTGCAGGCGCTTGTCTCGGGTGCATCGATTCCGCTAACCCGGATGCGCTCACTCCTGCCACCCTCCGTGGCGCACCGCAGCGTGTCACCGTCGACAACGATGCAGGACAGGGCGAGGGCGGCGAGCAGCGGCATCCCGCCGTGCTACCGGGTTAAAGCCCCTTCCACCACCCCCGGCGCTGGCATTGCGCGCGCGAAGCGCGTTTCCCTCGCCTCCATGCAGGGCATGAGCATCTCGACCGGAAAGCCGCTGGGCGACGAGGCGCATATCGCGCAGTCGATCGGCGACATCCTCTCGACCCCGCTGGGCAGCCGGGTGATGCGCCGCGACTATGGCTCGCTGCTGTTCGAGCTCATCGACAAGCCGATCAACGGCGCGATCCGGATGCTGCTGCAGGCGGCGACCGCGATCGCGCTGCGCCGCTGGGAGCCGCGCCTGCGCCTGACCCGCGTCACCCTTGCCGGTGAACCCGCCGCAGGGCGGCTGACTATCCGGATCGAGGGGCGCCGCACCGATCTGCCGCCTTCGAACGCGCTCACCACCCTGACCATCCCGATCGACACCCGCGCCCCGCGCGCCACTTCCTGAAGGACTGACCATGACCGTTCACGGCCTCACGATTACCGAATCCGCTTCCGGCCCGCGCGCGCTGGGCGCGGTCAGCCTTGCCGTGATCGGCATTGTCGCCACGGCCACCACCACCGGCGATGCGGCGGCACAGGCCGCACTCGATGCTGCCTACCCGCTCAACACCCCGGTGCTGATCACCGGCGGCGTGGATATCGCGGCCGGCAAGGCGGGCGACGGCGGCACGCTCGGACCCACGCTTCGCGCGATCGGCGATCAGGCGAGCCCGGTGATAGTCGTAGTGCGGGTCGAGGAGGGCGCTGACGAGGCCGAGACGGATGCCAACGTGATTGGCGCGACCGACGGCACCACCTTCACCGGCCTGCAGGCGCTGGCCGTGGCCGAGCAGCGCCTCGGCGTGAAGCCGCAGATCCTCGCCGCACCCGGGCTCGACAGTCAGGCTGTGATCGAGGAACTGGTGAGCGTGGCGAAGAAGCTGCGCGGTTTCGTCTACGCCGCGGCATTCGGTGTCGATGTGGCGGGCGCGATCACCTATCGCGGCAACTTCGCTCACCGCGAGCTCATGCTCATCTGGCCCGGCACCAGCGCCACCTTCGGCGGCGACATCGTCGCCCGCGCGATCGGCCTGCGCGCCCAGATCGACGAGACCGTGGGCTGGCACAAGACGATCAGCAACGTGCCGCTGGTCGGGGTGACCGGGCTCGACCGCGATATCAGCTTCGATCTGACCGACCCCAGCACCGACGCCGGCGTGCTGAACGCCAGCGAGGTCACCACCATCATCCGCCAGACGGGCTTCCGCCTGTGGGGCAACCGCACCTGCGCCGATCCCGCCACCATGCCCGAGTTCGTGTTCGAAAGCGCGGTGCGCACCAGCCATGCGCTGCAGGAGATCGTCGGACAGATCGTCAGCCCCTTCATCGATCAGCCGATCACCACCGGCCTGATCAAGGACCTGCTCGAGACCGGCAACGCCCGCTTCCGCCAGCTGGCGGTGGAGGGCGTGATCCAGGGCGCCGAGATGTTCTTCGATCCCGACCAGAACAGCGCTCAGGAGCTGGCGGCGGGCCGTCCGCGATTCCGGATCCAGTTCACGCCGGTCGCGCCGCTCGAAAACCCGAACGTCGATCTGGTGATCACCGACTTCTACTACACCGACTTCGCCGACCAGCTGGTCTGATCCGGCGTCTTGGTCGCGCTACCGCTTCGCTACTTGAGCGCTTGACAGGAGAACCTCCCCCATGGGCATCCCGAAGAAACTGAAGAACCTCACCGCCCACGTCGACGGGGTGAACTACATCGGCCAGGTCACCGAGTTCGAGGAGCCGGGCATGGCGCTGGCGACCGAGGAATACCGCGGCGGTGGCATGATCGGCCCGGTCATGATCGATCTCGGGCTGCAGGCGATGCAGGCCACGCTCAAGATGGGTGGCCACGTCGCTGCGCTGATCCGCAAGTTCGGCACCACCCAGGTGGACGGGGTGCGGGTGCGCCTCACCGGTGCCTACCAGCGCGACGATACCGGCGAGGTCGAAACCGTCGAATGCTTCATCGGTGGACGCTTTTCCGAAATCAGCACCGGCACCGCCAAGCCGGGCGACGACACCGAGCACGAATACACCGTGCCGCTGTCCTACTATCGCCGGGTGGTGAACGGCCGCGCCGAGGTCGAAATCGACATGATCGCCGGGACCTTCATCGTCGACGGCGTGGATCGCTATGGCGAGATCATGGCGGCGCTGCAGAGCTGACGTTCTCCCGGTGGCCGGCGCTGTGCGGGGCGGTCGGTCAGCGGATGGGGGAGGGCGGCACGATCCCGGCCATCCTCCCCCGCTTCGCCCCGCGTGATCCAGCCCTCGAGCAGAAACGCCGGAGGGCGCAAATGAAGGACGCCCCGCATGGCCGACACCGCAGCCGCCCCCGCCGAAAATGGCACCAAGTTCGAGACCATCACGCTGGCTGACCCGATCCGCCGCGGCGAGCAGGTCATCGAGAAGATCGCCCTGCGCAAGCCGCGCGGCGGTGAGCTTCGCGGGCTGACCCTGCAGGAGCTCATCAACACCGATATCGGCGCGATCCTCAAAGTGGTGCCGCGCATCAGCGATCCGGTGCTCACCCCGCACGAATGCGACAACCTCGATCCGGCCGACCTTGCGGAGATCGGGGGCACCATCCGCGGTTTTTTTATGACGGCGGCCGAGCGGGAAGTGATGCAGGCGATGATCGCGGAACAGCGCCGGAAGATCTGATGGCGGACATCGCGGCGGTCTTCCACTGGTCGCTGGCCGAGCTGCAAGCGCTCGAGGTCGACGAGCTGATCTTCTGGCGTGAACGGGCGATCCGCTGGTGGAACGCCGTCAACGCGCCGCCGAAGGGGAAGGGAGCCAAGTCCCGATGAGCAACAAGCTTTCCCTGCTGGTGAACTTCGTCGGCGTCGACAAGATGTCTGGCGCGCTCAAGAACATCATCAGTCTTGGCCGCAAGGGCTCGACCTCGCTTGGCGCCCTGCGCGGCGAGAGCCGGAAGCTCGAGAGCGAGCTGCGCAAGGTGCGCAAGGAACTGGGCAGTGCGAGCGGGAATGTCACCGAGCTTATGAACCGCGAGCGCGCGCTCGAGCGGCAGATCGAGGAAACCAACCAGTCGATCGAGCAGCAGAAGGCGAAGCTCGCCGAACTCGGCCGCGCGCGCGGGATCAGGGAACTGGGCGGCAAGATCACCGGTGTCGGCCAGAGCATGAGCCTGTATGTCACCGCCCCGCTGGTTGCCGCCGGCTATGCCTCGACCCAGATGGCCAAGGATTTCGACGCGTCGATGAGCAACATCGCGACGCTGGTCGACACCTCGACCGAGAGCATGGACCTGATGGGCAAGCGCGTGCTCGACCTGTCCTCGCGCGTGCCTGTGGCGCTGGAGGAGCTGCCGCCGGCGCTCTACGACATCCGCTCGGCCGGCATTCAGGCGAGCGATGCGATGGCCGTGCTTGAAGGATCGGCGAAGCTGGCGACTGCAGGCCTTGCCACCACACAGGAATCGGCCGGGATCGTCACCAGCGCGATCAATGCGTTCAACCTCAAGGGCGCCGAGCAGCAGCGGATTTACGATCTGCTGTTCAAGACGGTGAAGAACGGCAAGACGACGATCTCCGGGCTCGCCCAGGGCTTCGGCGGGGTGGCGGGCACTATCGCCAATGCCGGGGTCGAGATCGACGAATATCTCGCCTCGGTCGCGGCACTGACCACCACCGGTCTGCCCGCCGCGCAGGCCCACACCCAGCTGCGCGCGGTGATTGCGGGTCTGACCCGCGAGACCGGCAAGAGCCGGGCGATGTTCCAGCGCCTCGGCTCGAAGGACATGAAGGACCTGATCGCGCAGTCCGGCGGACTTGTCCCGGCGCTGAACCGGATCAAGCAGGAGCTGGGCGGCAACGACGCCGAGATGCTGCAGCTGTTCGGGTCGACCGAGGCGCTGAATGCCGTGCTGGGCCTGACCGGCAACCAGGCCGAGGCCTTCACCAAGACGCTGGCCGACATGCGCGACGGAGCGAACGCGATCGATCCTGCCTTCGCCAAGCAGGCGGAGACCGACGCGGCCAAGCAGATCGAGAACATGAACAAGTTCCGCACCGCCGCGATCGAGGCCGGCAACGCGATCCTGCCGGTGATGACCAGCGTCATGGGCGTGGTGGCGGACGTGGCGACCGCGTTCTCCGAGCTGAGCCCGGGCACCCAGACTTTCATCCTCGGAGCGCTCGGGATTGCGGCCGTGGCGGGACCGGTACTGGTCGCGATCGGCGGGATAGTCTCGATCTTCGGCACACTGGTCGGCGCGGCTGCGACCCTCGGCGTCGGAGTGGGAGCGCTTGCCGGGGTCATCTTCGGGATCCCGATCGCGATCGCCGTGGTGGCGGGTCTGATCTGGTACTACTGGGAGGATATTTCCGCCGCGTTCCAGTGGGGCTGGGACAAGGCCAAGAGCCTGCTGTCGGCCGCGCCGGATTGGCTCAAGGGCATCGGCAAGGCGATGATGACCGGCCTCCTCATGGCGATCAATCCGCTTGCCCTTGGGGCGAAGCTGATCGGCATGGCGAAGAACGGGATCACCGCCTTCAAGAACTACCTCGGCATCAAGTCCCCCTCGCGCGTTTTCATGGCGCTGGGTCAGCACACCACCGAAGGGCTGGCCATGGGGATCGATCGCGGCGGCAAGCGCCCGGTTGGCGCGATGCGCGGGCTGGCTGCGGGAGTTGCGGCGGCGGGGAGCTTCTCGCTCACCCCGATCGCCGCCAGCGCTGCCGGACAGCAGAACGCCGGCGTCCCCGCCTTCGGGCAGCAACCCGCCACCACCGGCATGACGGTGACCATCAACATCCAGCAGCAGCCGGGCGAGGACGCGCAGGCGCTGGCCGAGCGGGTGCGGCGTGAGCTCGAGCGGCTTGCCGGGCAGGCCGCGCGCAGCTCCTACCGGGATGATGCGTGATGAGCCCGCGCGAACTCATGACGCTGGGGATGTTCGTCTTCAGCGTCGACACCCTGCTCTACCAGGCGCTGACCCGTTCGCGCGAGTGGCGCCATGCCACGGCCGATCGCTTCGGCGCGCGCGCCGCGGCCCAATATGTCGGGCCGGGCAGCGACAATGTCAGCATCTCGGGCCTGCTGGTGCCGGAGATCGCGGGATCCTACAGCGCGATCGAGACGCTGGCCGACATGGCTGCCGCCGGCGAAACCTATCCGCTGATGGACGGGCTGGGGCGCATCCTCGGCCATTACCGGATCGAGCGGCTCGACGAGGATCACATCGTCGTGATGGCGGGCGGGCTGCCGCGCCAGATCGGATTCCGGATCGAGCTGGTGCGCGGAGATGATGAGGGCGACAATCTCGGCGCGATCGAGGGCATCGGCTGATGACCGCGCGCCGCGCCGCCATTTCGCTCACGCTCGAGGACGGGACCGATCTCGCCGACAAGGTGCGCCCTCGGCTGCTGAGTCTGCGCCTGTCGGAGAAGCGCGAGGACGATGCCGACGAAATCGACCTGATGCTGCAGAACACCGATGGCGCGCTGGCGATCCCGCGCACCGGGGTGAGGCTCGCGCTGGCGCTGGGCTGGGAAAGCGGCGCCGACGTGCCGCTCGGGTTGGTCGACAAGGGCCGCTTCACGATCGACGAGATCGAGCTTTCCGGTCCGCCCGACACGATCGCGATCAAGGGCCGCAGCGCCGACCTGACCGGGGCGCTGCGCAAGCGCGAGACCAGAAGCTGGCGCAATACCACGCTCGGCACCGTGCTGGGCGAGATCGCCTCCCGCCATGGCCGCACCGCCCGGATTGCCGCCGATCTGGCGGCCCGCGCGATCGAGGTGATCGAACAGGAGGGCAAGAGCGACATGGCCTTCGTGCGCGATCTGGGAAAGCGCTACGATGCCGTCGCCACCTGGAAGGACGACTTCCTGCTGTTCCTGCCGATCGGCAGCTCGACCAGCGCGGGCGGCGCACCGCTCGCCGGCACGGTGCTGACCCGGCGCGATGGCTGGTCCTGGACCTTCCGCGAAGGCCAGCGCGAAAGCTATGCCGGGGCCGAGGCCCAGTGGCACGATGATGCTGCCGGGCGGCGGCGGACGGTGAAGGTCGACGGGCCGAGCAGCGCAGCGGCAGCGGAAGGCGAGAACGCGCCGGTCGAACCAAAAAAACTCAAGCGGGTCTACGCCAGCGAGGCCGAAGCGCGGCAGGCAGCCGAGGCGGCGGCGAGCCGCGCATCCCGGGTGCCGTACGAATTCAGCTATGATCTGGCGATCGCGGATCCCGCGCTGCAGCCCGACATGCAGGTGACCCTGCGCGGATGGAACAGCACCATCGACGCGATCGACTGGCTGGTCAAATCGGTCGAGACCAGCTTCGATGCCAGCGGCGGCTTGCGCCAGAGGCTGGAGCTGGAAAGCGCTTAACCTCTGGGCACCGGCATCGGTCTCTCGTCGTCTACGACGATCCTAGTCCAAGGCAGATCCTTGGTGCCAATGGGAACCGCCGCATGATGAACGTGATGGTCGACACAGATTACCGTCCAGACCGAATCAGCCAACCAGATGAAGTCATTCACCCGCGGAAGATGTTCGCTAAGCACCTCGAAATCGCGCTCCGAAGTGGCATCGAAGACAACCAGACGATGCATCTGCGGACTACTGGATGGTGCAATCGCTAAGCATCGGGGTTCCCGCTACTTCGGTCAGCTTCGCGCAGCGCACCACGACCGCTTGCCCCTTGGTGAGTTGCGCGCTTGCAGCCTTCCCTTCTTCACCCAAATTGGCCTGCACATTCATGAACTGGTTGACGCCTGGCAGTTCGACAACAGGCTGATCCATGAAGTCGAGACTGATGTCAGCCACCTCACCAGAGACAAGCAGCGGCGCAGCGCCATAGGTCTGCTGCGCGGCGACCTCATTTGCTTCGAAAGCCTTGGCAAGTTCGACCGATGTCACCTCAATGGCGGGCACGGTGGGATCTGCGGCGGCGCTGTCGGCGACCTCCCCGCAGGCAACAAGGCTCATCGAAATTGCAAGAACAGCTAGCGACCGCATACTCATTTCCTCCTGTTAAACCCTTCGACCGATCCAGATCACCCGCCCGATCGTGCTGACCTCGCCATCATAGGCGGTGAAGTTCTCGACCGCGGGGTTGTCGCTGATGATCAGCGCGCCGCCGTCTGGTTGCATGCGCACACGCTTTATCATCCCCAGCTCGCCATAGGACAGGCACCAGAGCCGGTCCTGCTTGGTGATCGTCTTCTGCGCGGTATCGACGATCACCACGTCGCCATCGAGGATGGTGGGCATCATGGAATCGCCTTCGCCCCGGGCGACGAAGATTTCGCCGAAGGTGCCGCCGATCATCGGGCGCAGCCATTCGCGCGGGAACGGGATCAGCGCAGTCTGGGCATAGTCCTCGAACACACTGCCGCCGCCCATCGAATAGCCGATGTCGAGCTGCGGGATCATGACCGTGCTGTCTGCACTCTCGGAGGCCGAGGATCGCATCGCCATGTGAAGCGGATGGATTCTCGGGGATGGATCGTCGGTGTCGCCCCTAAGATAAGCTGGCGAGGTGCCCAAGGCCTGAGCGATTAGGTCAAGCGCGCGGGTGGTTCTTGTCTCGCCGGTCAGGAGGCGCCCGATCGACGGTTGCTTCATCCCTACACGCTCTGCCAGCTCGGACTGGTTAAGTCCCGCCGCTTCCATGGCTTTTGCCAGGTTCGCCCGATTCACCTCCCACATGAACGGGTTGGTAGAACGAAGTTCAACCTGCATCATCCAACTTTTCCGTTGACCATTATACGTGAATGCATATACGTGGGCGTATGACAAGGTTCGAAGCCCTCAAGGCGGCGCGCGCCGCCTTCCCCACTGAGCAAGCTATGGCTGCCGCTCTTGGCGTGTCTCAACCTACGATCTGGCGCTGGCTTAACCAGTCGAAGCAGCTGCCTGCCGAATACGTCCTCAAGATCGAAGCCGCGACAGGCGTATCGCGCCACGATCTGCGCCCCGACATCTACCCGCGCGAATGCATGGTCGACCGGCAGGTCGGTGCCCGTTTCACCGGCGTCGACCGCTACGCCGGTTCGCCCGAGCGGATCGCCCGGAGTGCCTGATCGTGAACGCGCGCGCTTCATCCCTGCCGCCTGTTCCCGCCTCGTCGCTCGGGCGCGGATTCGCCCAGTTGCAGGCCTTGCACGGTGCGGGCAGCGCTGGCCAATCCGCAAATGACCTAGCCCCATTCCGGCACAAGCAGTTCCTGCGGGTGTTAACGGCGTCGATCGCCGCGCAGCCGCTGCCGTGGGGAGGCCGCGATGCCTGAGCGCGCGCCCGCGATCACCCGCCCGATGGTCGAAGCGCCGCTGCAGTTCCGGCTGCAGCCCGGCGGGCGGCGCGGCGGCGACGGCTGCTTCGTGCGCTGCCCCAAGTGCGATGCCCCGGGCATGATCCGCCGTTCCGATCGCCCGACGCCGACCGTCACCCAGATGACCGTGCACTGCACCGACAGCGCCTGCGGCCACACCTGGCGGGCCGACATCGTCTTCGTTCACACGCTGGTCGAAGGAAACATCGACCGGCCCGATCTTGATCTTCCGGTCTGCCCGAAGAGCGAGCTGGTGCACGTTCGTCCGCCCTCGCGCGACGGCCCCGAGGGGCAGGAAAGCCTGTTCGATCCACCGCGCAGCTGACGCGGCCAACCACAGACAACCGAGACACTTGGCGCGGCCGCGATTGCCGCAAGGGGGACGCTTTGACTTTTCCGATCCGATACCACCGGCCCGAACGGCGCGAGACGCGCCTGCTCGACTGGCTCTGCATCGCGCCCGCCCTGTTCCTGGCCGGCGCGATGATCGGCCACCTGATCGAGGCGGTGGTGCGATGAGCCTGTTCGCTGAGCTTCAGCGCGAAGCGCTTGGCTTCATCACCGGCTTCGAGATGAAGCATGGCCGCTGCCCCTCGATCGCCGAGGTGGCGCATGCCCAGCTCGGCGGGGATGAAGGGCTGGCATCGGCGCTGGTCGCCGGCCTTGTTGCCGAGGGTAAGCTGCGCCGCGGCCTGCGCTCCCGCCGCCGCAACCTTCAGGTGCTGCGGCCGGTGCCGATCCCGCGCGCGCCGGACGGCGAGCCGCTGCACTTCGTGCGCATCGGGGGGATCGCGGCATGATCGGCATCAACCCCGGCGATCGCATCCTCTTCCGCGACGGCGACCAGTTCGGCGTCGCCAAGGTCGATCTGGTCAAGGATCGCCATGTCACCGCCTTCCCGTTCGACACTGCCAACCGCCGCTGGGCACGCCGCAATCGCCGGATCCCCGACAGCTTCATCCTCGGCAAGCTGCCCTCGCAGGAACATGCCGACCGCGTTGCCCTGCGCATCCAGCGCCTGCGCAACGAGCGCGACGCCTATCGCCAGACGGCCAACCGCTGGTTCGAGGACCGGGTGCGCGAACTCGCCGCACTGGAGAACCAGCGCCCGTGAGCCTGCAGGACAACATCATCTCCGCGCTCAAGGCGAAATTCCAGTTCCGCAAGACCAGCGGCGACTGGATGCAGGAAGGCACCTGCCCGCAGTGCGGCAAGCGCGAGGCCTATTGCGCGGCGGTCGAGCCCAAGATCGTGCGCTGCGGCCGGGCCGACCGGTGCGGGTGGGAGGATTCCGTCCGCAACCTCCTGCCCGACCTGTTCGAGGACTGGACCAAGCGGCAACCGCCGACGCCCGAGAACCCCAACGCCACCGCCGACGCCTACCTCTACCACGAGCGCGGGCTCGATCTGAAGCTGCTGCGCGGCCTCTACTCGCAAGAGGTCTTCCGCGATTACGACAGTGGCGAGACCGCGGCGACCGTGCGGTTCCCGATCGGCGATACCTATTGGGAACGGATCATCGACCGGCCCGGCCGCTTCGCCCGCAAGGCGCACTTCCGCAAGGGCGGCAGCTGGCGCGGCCTGTGCTGGATGCCCAACGGCACCAGCTTCGCAACGCTGGCCAAGGCCGAGCGGATCTGGATCACCGAGGGTATATTCGACGCGGCGGCACTCACCCAGGCGGGGCTTGCCGCCGTGTCGGCGATGACCTGCAACGTCTACCCCGAGAAGTTCCTCGCCGATCTGTCCGCCCAGCTTCAGGCTGGTCGCATCGCCACCCGGCCCGAGCTGGTGTTCGCTTTCGACGTCGGCGCTGCCGGGGTCAGCTTCAGCCGCAAGTTCGTGGCCCGCGCGCGGCGCGAGGGCTGGAAGGCGACCGCCGCCCAGGTGCGCCCCGATGGAGAGGGCGACAAGCTCGACTGGAATGACCTCTGGCTGCGCCAGATGAGCTGGAAGGGTGAGGCCGAGGAAGGCCCGCTCGGTTCCGAGGCGATCGAGGAATACCTCTTCAACGGCGCGATCACGATCGCCGAGACCCCGTTCGAGAAAGCCAAGCTGATAGTCGACCGGGCGACCCGGAACGCCCGTTCGATCACCAGCTTCGACATGCGCCACGACAACCGCATCTTCTGGGTGCGGGTCACCCATGACGAGGACGATGGCCGCAAGATCGATTTCCACGAGATCTGCAACTGCGCCTTCCGACTGCTCTATCGCGAGCGCGACGAGATCGCGGACGAGACCCACTACTTCCTGAAGATCGACTTCCCTTACGAGACGCGCGCGGTGAAGGCGCGCTTTTCGTCTTCCGCCTGCGCCAATGCGGCCGAGTTCAAGAAGCGGCTCATGGCTTTCGCCGGCATGTGGACCGGCACGGCCGAGCAGCTCGACCGGATCATCAAGAGCCAGACCCGCCGCCTGAAGACCGTCGAGCCGATCGCCTCGATCGGTTACGCGAAGGATCCCGGCGTCTGGCTGCTCGGCGACATGGCGGTGCACCAGGGCCGCGTCCTCAAGGTCAACGCCGAGGATTACTTCGACGTGGGCACCCGCGCGCTGAAGCTGCGCGGGGCCGAGCGCATGCTCGATCTGCAGTACGACCCCGATCACCTGTCGATGGACTGGGTGCAGGACATCTGGACCGCCTACGGTTCGCGCGGGCTGATCGCGCTGTCGTTCTTCGTCATGTCCCTGTTCGCGGTGCAGATCCGCGAAAAGCACAAGTCGCTGGGCTTCCTCGAGATCACCGGCCCGCCGGGATCCGGCAAGTCGACCCTGATCGAGTTTCTGTGGAAGCTGATGGGGCGCGCCGGGTACGAAGGTTTCGACCCCAACAAGGCGACCCGCGCCGCGCTCGCCCGCTCATTCGTCAAGGTCAGCAACCTGCCGGTCGGCCTCATCGAGGGCGGCCGCAACGACGATCGCGGGAACCACGGCAGGCAGTTCGACTACAACGAGCTGCTCGTGCTCTACAACGGTCGGGCCCCGCGCTCGATCGGCAAGAAGACCGGCGGCTACGAGACAGAGGAACCGCCCTTCCTCGGCTCGATCTACCTCATGCAGAACGAGCGGATCGATGCGATCCCGGCCGTGCTCGAGCGCCTCATGTCGATGGCGATCGACAAGTCGCTGTGGAACGAACACACCCGCGAGGCCGCGCAGCGGCTCGAAAGCTGGCCGATGGAAGAGGTCAGCGGGACGCTGGTCCATGTGGTGCGGCAGGAAGCCGACTGGCTCAAGCACTTCTTTGAGCGCTTCCAGCACCACGACCGGGCGATGGGCAAGCGCGTCGACGGCCTCACCAACGCCCGCCCGATCAAATGCCACAGCCAGCTCGCCGCCGCGCTCGAGACGCTGCCGCACCTGTTCCCCAACTGCCAGCGTGAATGGGTGGCACAGGCCATCGGCGAGGTCGACCGCATGGCGCTCGATCGGCAGCAGTCGGCCGGCGGCGATCACCCGCTCATCGCCGATTTCTGGGAGAAGGTCGATTACCTGCTCGGCAACGAGAACGTCGACGCCGAGGTCAACGGCAACAGCGTCAACCGCAGCCGCCGATCGGAGAACCTGATCGCGATCAACCTGCCGGACTTCGAGGCGCGCTGCCGTCGCGCCAACCTCGTGCCGCCGCATCTCGACGCGCTCAAGAAGGTGCTGAGCGGATCGAAGTCCCGCAAATTCGTCGCCTACCGCAAGGTTAATCCGCCCGACGGCAAGCCGCAGTGGTGCTGGGTCTTCCAGCGCCCGGTCGAGCAGGAGCCATTCGTATGAGCCGGGCCGCCGTCCGCCCGATCATGCGCTGGTCCTCGCCCTTCACCGAGGACAGGGTCGGCGCCGGTGAGCGCCGCTGGCCTGCGGATGGGCGCCCGGCGATCGTCTCGCCCGAACCGCCGGCTGCGATCCGGGACTATCCCGCGCTTCTCGCCATGGCCGAGAGCATGCTCGCCACCCGCCGCGAACGCCTGCCCAAGGCAGTTACCGCCGGCGAGATGACCGAAGCCGAGGCGGCGCGCGAGCTGCTGATTTTCGAAGACCTGGTCGCCGACTGGCGCTTCATCTGCACCGGCGATGGCGAGCCCGCCGGCTTCGGCAGCGAACAGGCCCGGCGCGAGGCGCTTGATGCCGCGGTGGTCCGGATCGCCGCCTTCGCGGCCGATCACGGCGGCTTCTCCGAACAGCTTCACCAGCAGGCCGAGCGCGTCATCGCGCTGCGCTGGCACCTCGATCCCGGCCGGCGAACCGTCGCCATGGCCCGCCTGACCCACCAGCTCCGCGCCGATGCGCGCTTGTCCAAGGGAGAACCCGACCATGGGTGATTTGCACTTCCACCCCTTCGAGCACGCGGCCTGCTGCCGCTGCCCGGCCTGCGACCCTGCCGCCCGGGCGGAACGCCGCAAGGTCCGCCGCCTGCGACTTCTGATCGCGGGGATCGTCGCCACCAGCTTCGTCTGGGCGGTCATCGCCATTTTCGACTTCGCCAACTGAAGGGAGTTCCTCCGATGCAGCAGCAATACAGCTTCGAATGCGACTGCGGGAAATCGCACCAGAGCACCACCACCGTCACGCCCCCGGGCTGGCAGATCGGCCGCGACGGCAAGCCGGTGTGCGACGATTGCGTGAGCGCCCGGCGCGCCACCCGGCAGCGGAGGGCGGCATGAGCGACGCGCGCGAAAAGCAGCCAAGATTCAAGACCGTGGACCTGACCTCGCAGGGGAAAGGCGACCGGTTCTATGCCGTGATCCGTACTAGCCCATACAGCTCGATCAAGTCGGAGGTGGTATATCCCCACACCCTGACAGTCGTGTTCCGGGTGCCGGACTTCGATGGCGCCGTACAGTTCGCGAAGGCGATAGCCACAATCATCGAGCTGGCCCACGACGTACATCGCTCGATTGTCCAGGAAGTCGGCAAGGCACGTCTCCCCGAGAACATGCCGCCCCACCAGCGACCGATGGTCGGCGCATGACCCGCCCGATCCCCACCCTGCGCATCGGCAGTCATGCCGCCATGTCGCTCGACATCGAGCACGTGCGGGTCTTCGCCGAGGATGCCGAGGCGTTCCGCGGCGTGATCGCCGCCCGCGCCGCGCTGGTCGAAAAGCAGATCACCCGCTTCGTCGCCCCGCACCGGCAGGGCGAGGGGCTGTGCGAGGAAGCGCTCAACCTCACGCTCGATGCGCTGCTCGAGCTGCGCAACGCCGGCGCGGACCGCGAGAAGGCGATCCGCCACCTCGAACTCGCCGCCGCCATGGCGATCACCACCATCAACACCCTTCGCAAGGAGTAACCCGATGGGCGCCCCGCAAATCACCTTTGCCTACCCGACCAACTGGCCGCTCGGTCGGCCCCATACCCCGGTGCGCAAGCCCGCGCTGTTCAACAGCGGCGGCAAGCCGCTGCTGTTCGACTACGCCCTGGGCCGGTTGCAGCGCCAGAGCGAGGCGGTCACCCGCCGCGGCCAGACTTGGCGGATGAGGGAAATGACCCTCTCGACCAACTTCGAACTGCGCGCCGACGGGCGCCCGCGCCGGGATCGCGGGACTCCCACCGATCCAAGCGTCGCCCCTACTGGCGGCGGTAGAGGGGGCGACAGGCCGCGCGCCATCTTCAACCTTGGGGCAGTCGAGACTCCAGCATTCTGGTTTACCTGCCGGACAATCGACGCCGCCAAGCGCGAGGTGGAAGCACGCCTTGCCGAATGGCTGCAAAAGGCGGGCCTCCAATGATCATCGGCTTCGACCCCGCACGCCCCGGCTCCGACATGACCGTCGTCACCATCGGCAACCGCGTCACCCTCTACTGCGGCGATGCCTACGCCATCCGGCCCACGCTGGGCTGGATGGACGCCGACGTCATGGACCCGCCCTATGAGTTCCGGGCCGAGGGTGGCGGCGAGTATCGCAAGGCCCGCCGCGGCGGCATGGACCAGATCGTGGATGAGCAGCTCCACAAGGGCTTCGAGTTCTCGATCGTCAACCCGCTGCTCTGCGGCGCCGCCGTCGTCTTCTGCCACAACGATCAGCTCCCCAAGCTGCTGCCCTACCTCGACGGCAGCTTCGAGCGCATGGCCGTTTGCCTCTGGCGGAAGAAGAACCCCCAGCCCCTCGCCAACAAGCATTACCGGCCGCACCTTGAGTTCTACGTGCATTGCTGGTCGCGGGGATACCACCCGCAGGGCGCGCTCGCCGACAAGGCCCGCGTCGTCGACGCCTACTCGGTGCGCGGCAAAGCCAAGTTCGGCCACCCCACCGTGAAGCCTGACGCCGTGATGGACAAGATCGTCCGCAACGTCGCAGGCGAAAGCATCTGCGATCCCTTCATGGGCACCGGCTCGACCGGCGTCGCCGCCGTCAAGGCGGGCAAGCGCTTCGTCGGGATTGAGCAGAACCCCACCCACTTCGAAACCGCCTGCCGCCGCATCGCGGCAGCACTGGAGGCATCATGACCCCAACCCGCCCAGCGCTCCGCTGGCATGGCGGCAAATGGCTGCTCGCGCCTTGGATCATCTCTCACTTCCCGCCGCACCGGATCTATGTCGAGCCGTTCGGCGGAGCGTGGTCCGTCGGGCTGCGGAAGCCGCGCTGCTATGCCGAAATCTGGAATGATCTTGATGACGAACTGGTGAACTACTTCACCGTACTGCGCGATGCGGTGCTTTCGGCCAGGCTTGTCGGCGCGCTCCGACTGACACCGTTTGCTCGCGAGGAATTCAACCGGGCTTACGAGATGGCTGAGGATCCGGTCGAGCGCGCGCGCCGCTTGGTGATCCGCGCATTCATGGGGCACGGCAGCGATGGGGCGAGCGGCCAATATCGCACCGGTTTCCGTGCAACCTCCAACCGGTCAGGCACCACGCCAGCCCACGATTGGGCCAATCTGCCTGACTGCATTGATCTCGTGGTGAAGCGCGTCTCCGGCGTAGTCATCGAAAACCGTCCGGCGATGGCCGTGATGGCCAAGCATGATGGCCCGGAGACCCTGCACTATGTCGATCCGCCCTATCTCCCAGAGACCCGCGCGCGCTGCAATAGAAGCGCCGACAATGGCGGCGTTTATCGCCACGAACTGTCCACTGATCAGCATGATGAGCTGCTCGGCTTCCTCGGAACGCTGAAGGGCATGGTGGTACTTAGCGGCTACCCGAGCGACTTCTATGATCAGCGACTCGAGGGGTGGAGACGGATCGAGAAGGCCGCGTTGAAAGACGGTGCTGCACCAGCGACCGAAGTGCTCTGGATCAATCCAGCAGCTATGGATCGCAATGCAGGTGAACTCTTTGCCCGGGCGCTCGCCTGATGCCGATCCGACCGGAAAACCGCGCCCGTTATCCGAAAGACTGGAAGGCGATCAGCCTGCGCATCCGTGCGCGGGCTGAAGGCCGTTGTGAAGGCTCGCCCGCGTTCCCCGAATGCCGGGCCGAGAACGGGAAGGCACACCCGGTGACCGGCTCGATCGTGGTGCTCACCGTCGCCCATCTCGATCACCAGCCCGAGAACTGCGCAGACGACAATCTGCGCGCCATGTGCCAGCGCTGCCACAATACCTATGACGCCCCGACCCGCCGTGCCGGGATCCGCGAGCGCGCCTTCGCCAGCCAGCTGAAGCTCGAGCTCGACTGATGCCGGACTTCGATCGCATCTGGTACTGGCGATCGACGCTGCCCCACCGCAAGGGACAGCGCTGCCGCATCCTTGCGCGCGGCACCATGAACAGCTGCCGCATCGAATTCGAGGATGGTGAGCAGCACATCGTCTCCCGCTATGCGGTCAGGAAGGCCGCGCCGTGAAGCCTGCGCCGCCCCCTGCCGTCTTCGAACTGGCGAAGGTGCTTGCGCGCGCGGCCGTGGCGCGGGACATTGCCCGCTTGCGGGAAAGCGAATCGACCGATGCGAACCCTGATCTACGCCCGATATTCCAGCCAGCTGCAGAATAGCCGGTCGATCGACCAGCAGATCGGGGTGTGCCGCGACCGCGCCAGTGCTGAAGGCTGGCCGGTGCTCGACGTCTTCACCGATTACGCGATCGGCGGCGCGGCCGGCACCGATGAAAGCCAGCGCCCCGGCCTCGCGGCCATGCTCGCCCGCGTCGAGCAGGGCGATATCGATCAGGTCCTGATCGACACCACCAGCAGGCTCGCCCGCAACCAGGGCGATGCGCACCACATCCGCGAACGCCTCAACTTCCACGGCGCGCGCCTCTTCACGCTGGGCGATGGTGAGATTGACAGCTTCAAGGGCGCGATCAAGGGCCTGCTCGATGAACAGCAGCGGGTAGAGCTGCGCCACAATATCAAGCGCGGGCAGGCGGGCACCGTGCGGCAGGGCCGCAGCCCGGCCGGGCTCGCCTATGGCTACTGCCTCGCCAACCGGATCGATGAAGGGGGCAGGGCCGTGCGCGGCCTGCGCGAGATCGATGAGGCGCAGGCCGATATCGTCCGCCGCATCTTCACCGAATACGCCGCCGGCAGGAGCCCGGTCGCGATCGCCCGCCAGCTCAACGCCGAAGGCATCCCCGGCCCGCGCGGCAGCAGTTGGCGCGCCAGCACCATCCGGCCCGATCGCACCCGAGGCAACGGCATGCTCTCGAACAGGCTCTACATCGGCGAGCTGGTCCACAACCGCACCAGCAAGGTGATCGAGCCCGTCACCCGCACCACTCGCATCCGCCCCAACCCCGAAAGCGCCTGGATCATCGAGGCCGTGCCTGCCCTGCGCATCATCGACGACGCCCTGTGGGAAGCGGTGCAGGCCGAGCTCGAACGCAACCGCACCGTTGCGGCCCCGGTCAAGGCGCGCCGCCCGCGCCACATCCTCTCCGGCCTCGGCCGCTGCGGCACCTGTGGCGGGCCATGGAACATCTCGACCGGTCGCTTCTGGTCCTGCGGCGCGCGCCGCGACGGCGGCAGCTGCACCAACAACCGCACGATCAGCACCGAGACTTACGAGCGCGAGACGCTCGCCGCCTTGCAGGATCAGCTGCTGGATCCCGAAGTCGTCTCGACCTACGTCCGCGAATATCACGAGGAATACACCCGCCGTGCTCGGCAGGCCCGCCAGCGCCGCGCCGCGCTCGAGCGCCAGCTGGCGGCCGCCACCGCCAAGGTCGAACGCCTGGTGCACGTGATCGCCGAAGGCGGGAGTGAATTCGCCGAGCTACGCGACGCGCTCCGCGCGGCCCGCCTGGATCGCGATCGCACCGCCAGTCAGCTGGCCGAGGTCGACGCGCTGCGCGTCGTCGCCCTGCATCCCGCTATTGCCGAGGATTACCGAAGGCAGGTCGCCGACCTGCGCACCGCACTCGCCGATCCCGCCGCCCGAGAGGCGGCAATTCCCGTTCTGCGCGAGCTGATCGACCGGATCGTGCTCACTCCCAACGCCCACGGCCGCGGTGTAATCGTCGAGGTCAAGGGCCGCCTCAGCGCAATAGTAGATCTCGCCACTGGCGACCGCGCAGGAATCGAACCCGCTGCCAACAAACGGGCCTGATCCCCACTTACTCTAAAGCCCAGTTCCCTTCACCCGCTCCAGCCCGCCACCGCCGATAAGGCCATTGCGGGCAGAAGGGCGAGGCGCCCGGCGCCGCCCGGTTTCCGAATTCATCTCCCCAACGCCGCCGCGTGCATGAGCATGGCGGCCCGGCTGCGCCCATTCCGGCGTGCCGGGCACCCGTGCCGGCCCTATTGTGCGATGCGCTTCGTCTCGCCGATCTGCTCCGCGGCGATCTCGTCGGGGGCGAAGGGCAGGCGGTGCCAGCGCTTTTCGGCATAGGCCCGGGTCTGGTCGGCAAAGTGCGGCGAGGCGGGGTCGGTCGATTGCGAATAGGACAGGATCGCGTCGACCACCGGGCCGTCCGCATCGAAGCCGACGATCTGGATGTAGCTCGTCCCGTGGACCGGCGCGAGCCCGCCGCCCGGCGCGGGGCGCGCGTCCTGGTAGTTGAGCACGCCCGCCGTGCCGGGTCCGCCGTGGATCGGGATCGCCTCGCCGTTCGCGGTCCAGCGCTGCACTTCGCCCCACGGCGTGCCGGGCGCGATGCCCGCCTCTTCGAGCTCAGCTACCGCCTCGCCGAGCGCCGAGAGCAGCTTTTCGCCGCTCGCGCCTTCGGTGGCGAGGGTGTGCGGGGTGCCGATCGGATCGGACGGGTCGAAGGGCACCGCCCACAGGTCGCCGCGCTGGCCGACCTTGGCCCAGAAGGCGCGGAACAGCGCCGCGCCGCGGCTGTCGGCCTCGTAGCGGCGATCCCATCCGGCCAGCGTCGCGCAGCCGCGCGCGACGGCATCGGCCGGTGCGGCGCTTCCGGCGCACAGCGCCAGCAGCGGAGCCACCGCCATGTCCGCGGCAAGGCTCTTGTTGGCGAAGGCCATCGCCTTGGCCCGCGCGTGATCGATTTTGCCCGCGGCCAGCAGCGCCTCGGTCTCGGTGAAGTTGGAACGGCTGCGCAGGCTCAGCGCGCTCGCGTGTTTGCCGAGGATCGGCGAGAGCGCGGGGTGCGGGGCGCGCGGATTGCTGAGCCAGTAGCTGTCGTTCGAATTGGTGAGATAGTCGCGCCGCAGCTTGGTCGCCTGCGCATCGGCGGGCATCAGGCCGGGCACCGGCGTGCCGGGGGCGACCTGCCAGTCGCATTCCGAACGCGTCCCGTCGAGCAGCGTCGCCAGCTGCGCGAACAGCGGCGAGAGCGGGGTCGAACAGGCGGCGATCAGATCTGCCGTGACATTGGGCACCGCGGTCACATCGGCGTGGAGCGCATCGCCGTTCCGGTCGGCGGCGATGGTGTTGACCCAGGGGATGCCGAGCGTGGTGCTGACTGCCTGCGCAATTTCTCCGACGCTCTTCGCCTTGCCGATCCTGAGCCAGGTGTCGATCGCGCGCTGGTTGCCGCGGTTGGCATCCTTCACCGCGAAGGCCATGCCCGAGCTCCAGTTCACCCCCGATTGCGGGGCGACGAAGATGGGGCCGAAGCGCGTGGTGTAGAGCGTGCGGGTAACGGCGGGGGTGCCCTCCGGCATCGGCACCGTGATGCTGCGCGGCTCCATCGCCACGCTCTGCCCGTCGAGCATGTAGCGGGTCGGATCGGCGGGATCGAGCGTCAGCGCGTGCAGGGTGAAGTGGCGCGCGGCGGTGACGGTGTGGGTCCAGCCCACGTCCTTGTTGAAGCCCAGGGTCGGGATCGGGGTGCCGGCAATGCCCACGCCCATCACATCGTAGCCGTCCGGCCCGGTGACGTGGAGTTGCCAGAACCGGCTCGGCCCGTTCCACGGGAAGTGCGGATTGCCGATCACCAGCCCGCGCCCGTCGGCGGTCGCCTCGCCGCCGAAGGCCCAGCCGTTGCTGCCGAGGCCCAGCTCGCCCGGACGGGGAAGCGCCATCGCCACCTGCTTCTGCGCCGTGCCCGGCGGCGAGGCATTGGCGATGCCCGGTGCGAGCGCCAGCGAACTGGCCAGCAGCATCTGCTTTTCGGTGAGGCGCAGCACGTCGTCGAGCGTGATCGCGCGCACCCAGGGCTTGCCGCGGCACTCGGCGGGAATGCCGTCTGCGCCCGCATCCTTCAGGAAGCGGTTGTAGCCCGCGACATAGCCCTCGGCGAGCGCGCGCGCTTCGCGTCCCTGCGTCTCGAAGCCCTCGCGCAGGGCCGGTAGGTCGATCGCGGCGCGGAAGAACACGTCGGATGACAGGTTGTCGACCTCCTGGAAGCCGAGCACCGCCTTGGCCTCCGGGCCGAAATGCATCGCCCGTTCGCCCGCGACGGTGGCGAATTCCTCGGCAAGCAGGCACAGGTTGTCCTCGGCATAGGCATAGGCGACGCCGTAGCCGACGCCCTGCCAGGTATCGGCGGCGATATGCGGGATGCCGTAGGTGGTGCGGGTGATGGTCGCCTCGAGCCCGCTGCGGGCCTCGGCCGAAGGTGTCAGCAGCAGGGCGGCGAGGCCCGCTGCCAGTAGCGAATGGCGCATCAT